CTCAGAAGTGCGCCCGGCGCCTTCAAGCTTTCAGAAAATCCTTCTATCACTCTGGCACGCCGCTTGCGCATCACGCTGGCACGGCGCTTGCGCTGTGGGTAACCGCGGGTCCTCCCTGGCAGATTTGTATGCGGGCGGCTTTGCGCGCTCGGGTTTTCTAGTTGGGAAATTGAAAAAAAGGGTTCATTTTGGTTCACAGAACCGCCCTGAAGTTCACCAGGCAAGAATGATTTTCTCCTGTTTTTCAGGAAAAACGCGACATGGCCGCTGAAGCCAAACTGACGGTTGGCAGCAAAGCCCAATATGCCGATCATCGCGGCTGTTCGAAGGCGTATGTGTCCAAACTGATACGCCTGGGCAAGCTGGCGGCGCCGGCGCTGATGGCGGATGGCCGCGTGAATTTCATTCTGGCGGATCAAATGATCGGCGCGCCTGGTGCTGCTGATGCCGAATCGCTGTTCGGCGCGGCGGATGGCAGTGCACCAAATTATTCCGCCGAACGCGCCCGGCGCGAAGCGGCGGAAGCGGCCCTGGCTGAGATGCGCCTGCAGGAAAAGCAGCGCGAATTAGTGAAAACTGATGCGGTTTCCCAAGCCGGCACAAGTGTTTTTGGCCGGGCCATGGCGCGGTTTTCCGAAGCCTGGCCGGAATTGGCTGTGGCCTTGGCCGCAATGACAGACCCAGCCGCCATCGCGGACCGCCTGGCTGACGAACAGCGGCGCATCATGGCCGGCCTACACAAGGAATTCATGGAGGATGCCGCCCGCCGTTCAGCCGCGTGATGTGGAGGCGCTGCTGCTGGAAGCGGTAGCCGCTGCCTGTCGCGTAGCGCCCCCCCGCAACGTGGCTGAATGGGCCGAAGCGGAGCGCATTGTCGCCGCCGAATCGGGCAGCCCATGGCCCGGCAAGTGGCGCACGGATCGCGTGCCTTATCTGCGGGAGATCATGGAAGTTATGACGCTGAGCCACCCGGCCCGGCGCGTCACCTTCCTGAAATCCGCGCAGATCGGCGGTTCTGAGTGTGCGCTGAACATGATCGGCCAAGTGATGGCGGAAACGCCCGCGCCGGTGCTGGTGATGTTGCCCAGTATTGACATGATGCGCGGCTATAACCGCCTGAAGCTGGACCCGATGATCACGGCCAGCCCGGCATTATCGGCCCGCGTGGAAGAAGTAACCGCCCGATCGGGTGAAGAAAGCACCGCCACCTTCAAGCGCTTTCCGGGCGGCTATCTGCAACTGCTGACGGCCAATTCATCAGCAAATTTGCAGATGCGTTCCGCCCGCGTTTTGGTGTGCGAAGAAGTTTCAGACTACCCGCTGGATGCCGATGGCCGTGGTGATCCGGTCAAGCAGCTTGAAGCCCGCGCCATCATCTACGCCGGGCGCGAGAAAATCTTGAAAGTCTCGACGCCGGCGGAAGAAGGTTCCTGCCGCGTGACGGCCGCTTATGAGCAAAGCAGCCAGGGCCAGTTTTTCGTGCCCTGCCCGCATTGTGACCATCGGCAAACGCTGGAATGGGAAAACCTGCGCTGGCCAAAGGGGCAGCCGCAGCGCGCATTGTACCATTGCAGCGAATGCGGCACGGGAATTGAACCATCCGCCCGCCCGGCGATGCTGGCGGCAGGCGAATGGGTGCATGTAAAGCCGGAACTGATCACGGAACATGCCGGCTATCAGATCAATGCGCTGTATTCGCCCACGCTTTCCTGGGGCGATCTGGCAGCGGAATTCGAAGAAGTTAAGGATGACCCCGAAGGCCTGAAAACCTTCACCCAGCAGAAGCTTGGCCGCGCCTGGCGCATCGCCGGTGAAGCGCCGGAATGGCAGCGCCTTTATGACCGCCGCGAAACCTGGGCACCTGGCACCTTGCCGGCGGGCTGCCTGAAACTGACCGCCGGGGTGGATGTGCAGCGCAGCCCGGGCCGCGTGGAAGTGTTTGTGTGGGGCTGGGGGCGGCATCGGCAAAGCTGGCTGGTGGATCATGTGGTGGTGATTGGTAGCCCCTTCGCTTGGCGCACTTGGGAACAGGTGGCGGCGGTGTTGGAAACCATCTACCCGCATGCCAGCGGCGGCGCCTTGCCGATCAGCCTTTCGGCGGTGGATTCCGGTGACGGCACCACAACCGCCGAAGTTTATGCCTTTGTGCGCAAGATGGGGCAGCGCAAAGTGATCGCGGTGAAGGGCCGCGATAATCTGCCGCAGGCCATCGTGCCTGGCGGCAAGGTGGATGTGAAGCGTTCCGGCAAGCGCCTTGGGCATTTGAAGCCCTGGAATGTCGGCGCCAGCTACCTAAAGGGCGAATTCTACGGGCAGTTGCGGCTGGAAAAACCCACCTCCGAGAGCGGCGCGGCGTATCCGCCAGGCTATGTCTTTCTGCCCGAACATTTGGCGGGCGAAGAAATCTGCCGGCAATTGGTGTCTGAAGAAATCCGGCGCCATAAAGTGCGCACGGGGGTGTTCCGCCAGGAATGGGTGAAAACCCGGGAACGGAATGAAGCGCTGGATGGCCGGGTTTATGCCCGCGCTGCCGCCGCGTTGCTGGGTATTGACCGCTGGCAGGAAGCGGAATGGGAACGCGCCGCCCGTGAATTGAAACAGTATCAGGCCAGCCGCCGCGCCTTGCAGCCCGCGCTGGATATTGAAGAACAGGCCGATGACCTGGCCGTGCCGGATGCCTTGCCAGAAGATGAAGCACCGGCAGAAACCGAACCGATGATGAAGATGCCGCCGCCCACAAAGCCCGGGCGCAGCCGCTTCTGGAAACAGTCTCGCGCAGGCTTTGCCTCGCGCTTCTAAGGAAACCCGTATGGCAACGCTGGATGCTCCGCCGCTCCGCGCGACGGCGGGCGATACATGGTCTTGGCGCTGGGCAAGCGCCGATTACCGGGCAAGCGCAGGCTGGGCGAATAGCTGGCGCGTGGTTGGCACTGGTGTGGCACTTTCCGTCAGTGCGGTTGCAGAAGGTGATGGGTTTCTGGCTACGGCTTCGGCGGCAAATACTGCGGCGCTTACGATTGGGGCGCGCGGCGTTCCGGTGACGTTGATTGGCTGGGTTAGCAAAGCCGCTGAACGCTTCCAGGTTTATAGCGGCGGGCTGTTAATCCTGCCGAACCCGGCCACCATCACGGGTGATCTGCGCGGCCATGCCACGCGCACCCTGGCCGCGATTGAAGCCATGTTGGAAGGCAGCGCCAGCAAGGATCAGCGCAGCATCAAGATTGGAGATCGGGAAATCGCCCGCATCCCAATCCCCGAATTGCTGAGCCTGAAAGATTATTACGCCGGCGAAGCACGCCGCGAAGCGGAAGCCGCAGCGCTGGCTTCTGGCCGCCCGCGCCGGCGGATTGTGCTGACACGCATGGGAAGGGCCTGACATGGCGCTGCTGGATTTCCTCCGCCGCCGCAAAAGCGCCGCGACCATTTTGCGCAGTCCTGGCGCCCAAGCGGCCTGGTCGCCGATCGGGGCAAAGCAGCGTGCGCAAAGTGGTTGGATGGCAGCGCAGCCTTCGCGCCTTTTGGCGGATTTGCCAGGCGGGCATGGCTTCGCGCCGAATCGCGATATCCGCTGGCAGTTGGATACGCTGCGCAACCGTTCGCGCTGGCTGGCGCAGAATGAAGGTTATACGGCGGGCTTTCTGAAAAGCCTGCGCCGCAACGTGGTGGGGCCCAAGGGCTTCACGCTGCAAATGCAGGTGATGAATGATCGCGGCACCGGCAAGGATGAAAACGCCAATCAGCGTATTGAAGCGGGGTTTTGGCAATGGTCGCGGCGCGGGGTTTGTGACGTAACGGGCCGGCATTCCTGGCTGGATATGTGCGGCCTGGTGGTGTTGGGTGTGGCGCGGGATGGTGAAGCCCTGATCCGCCTGCATAAAGGCGGCAATCCATTCGGGTTTCAGCTTGAAATGCTGGATCCATCGCAGCTTGAAACCGATGTGAATGGCCGCCCGGAAGGTACCGCCAGCGGCAATGTGGTGCGCGCCGGGGTAGAATTGACACCTTTCAACCGGCCCGCAGCGTATTGGATGCGCGCCCATGTGCCGAATGATGACCCTGCCGCGTTGAATGTGCCGCTCCGCCAGCGCGTGCGCATCCCGGCTGAGGAGATGCTTCATCTGTTTTTGCCGGAATGGCCGCAGCAAATCCGTGGTGTGCCTTGGATCAGCAACGGCATTCGCGCTTTGGCGATGCTGGATGGCTACGGCGAAGCGGAATTGACCGCCGCGCGCGTGGCCGCCGCCAAGATGGGCTTCTACCGCATGGATGCGGATGCGGAACCTGATGGCGAATTGGCCGATGATGGCGCGCTAGTGCAGGAAGCGTCTGCCGGCACGTTTGAATTGCTGCCCAAGGGGGTGGACTTTCAGCAGTTTGACCCGCAGCACCCCACTACCGCTTTCAAGGAATTCGTTTCCGCCATGCTGCGCCCCGTCGCGGCTGGTGCGGGCGTTTCCTATAACGCCTTCGCCAATGACGCTGAGGGGATGAATTACAGCGCCCTGCGCGCCACGGAATTGGAAGATCGCGACGAATTCCGCACGCTGCAGCAATGGATGATCTCAGGCCTTTGTGAGCCTGTGTTCACCGCCTGGCTGCGTGAAGCATTGATCACCGGCGCGCTGGGCCTGCCGGCTGGCAAGATGTGGAAGTTTGACGCGCCCAATTTTGTGCCGCGCGGCTGGCAATGGGTGGACCCGCTGAAGGAAGTGGCTGCGGTGGAAAAAGCTGTGGCGCTTGGCATCAGCAGCCGCACCGCA